TACCCATAAAGATAAGAGCATTACCACCGACAACTAAATGCTGCAGTGCTTGGTGTATTACTACACGATCATCTGATGCAGCAATAGCATCGAGGATAGTGCGCTCTATCTTAGCAAAGGATAAGTCTAATTCTGATTTTACTTCCGGTGAAAACTCTTCCCCTAACTGGGACTCATCCAATTGTAGTTTGAAGAAACTTGTTTGAGGAGGTACAAGACTAAGAGAAAGTTTGGAAGCTAAGGCTACTACACCTTTAGCTCCCACGCTTTGCCATGGAGTCTTTAATTGTTTCATTCCTCTAGCATTCTCTTCATGACCACGAATGAGGTATGGAAGGGTGAGTTTCGTTGCATCTTCTGCTTCGCTTAGAAACTGTGTACGATCTGTCGATAAATAATCATAACGTTCTTTTGCTGTCATTTGTTTATACGTTTAGTGCTGTATAGGTGAAATCTTTATTAGTATTGGTTCTATTCTTACGGTTGAAAGTATCCCATGGTGATTTAGATACATTGAATCCTGTATTAGATCGGATACCCATCACTGGTGTTCTAGTTGCAGACTGCCATTGCTGTGCATAATCTATGCCTGCACTAGTTCTAGCTGAACGGTCTTGAGTATATGATGTTTTAAAATCACTTAAGTATGTATTAAGTTCATCTAATGAAGAAGTGGTTTGTGTTTTATAGTCACTTAATCCTTTGACATCTCCTGTTACTTGAGTTAAATACTTTTGATACTCAGGATCATGTCCCCACTCTGTACCTTCAGCTTTTACTCTATCTAATTCTGCTTGATATCTTGCTTGATCTTCATTAACCCTTGCTAGTTCTGTGGTATAAAGACTTTGATCAGAAGCAATATCCTTCAAGCCTTGTTGATATAATGCATCACGTTCAGACTGACCTGCCCATATCTGGGATATATCATACTGTTCTTGTGCGGATGATTGTTGTTGATACTGTCTGATTATACTTTGGACATCTTCAAATTGATTACCACTACCTGTACTACCACCACGCATCATTAAATCACTTCTTCTATCATTTTCTTGCTGATTTATACCTAGTAATTTCTGTCCTTTCTCTGTTAAATATTTAATGTAATCAGTTACTGGTTTAGTTGGTGAAATATTACCACCTGTACCTACAAATCTTTCTCCTAATTTTTCTAACTTAGCAACCTGAGCAGCTGAACTTTCGACATTAGGTATGTTTTCTATAGCTTTTCTAAGGTAATCTGGGTTCTGTGCTAGTGTAAATTGCCATCTATTTTCACCAGTTATACCTGCGTCCTTATCCAACTGAGTCATGGAATCAGATAAAGCTTGTTCGATACTACCTACTACAATATTTTTACCAGCCCAATTAAACAAACCACCACCTTCAAACGATGGTGCAGGTGCATTAGACATATTTGCAATATCTGCTCCGCCTATACTATCAGCAGCTGCACTTAATTCACCAGTATTAATACCGAATAAGGATTTAATACCTGCAGTTGCTACATCACCAAAATCAGCTTTATTTGGATCACCAAACCATCCACTTTTTGCAAAGTCTCCTATTGCTTTTTCAGCTTGAACTAACTGTTCTCTATTAGTTAAATATGTTCTAAGTTCTTGTTCCTTATAGATACTTCTAAGAATATCTTGCATCTCACCTTCAGTACCTTGATCCTCCTGTTTTAGATTGAATACTTCAGCAAATCTTTGATTATCATTTCTAGTTATTAAAGATTGGAGATTCTGATCATTTGCTGCCCACATTGCTTGTGCAGAATCTGGTCCCCATTTTTCACTTATTTTATTAAGGTACTTCTCTCTATTTGCTAGTGCTTCATCAGAGGCTTTCGAGAGTTCCGTCATGTATCTCTCGATGTTCGACTCTGTTGTCCGTGCAGCCTCTGCACCTGTCCATAAGGTAGAAAGATCCTGACCAAATGAACCTGTAGCAGCAAGTAAACTTTGAGTTGCCTTTGTTACATCTTTCTGTGCTGCTTCACTTTCTGCAGCTGTATTAAATGTATTTGCTAAGGAAACTGGATTACCTTCTGCGTCTGTAATTCTTTTAGGTAATAAACCTTTAGCCCAACCAGATAAAGCATCCCAAGACCTAGCTCCTATGTCTGTACTAGGATCATTACTAATACCATAATCACCTATCTTTATATCAGGCATAGCACGTGCAAATCGTGTCGCAAGTCCATCCTCTGAACCAGCGGTAAATAAATTCTTAGCTACTAAAGCTTTTAAACCTAAGTTTTCTATACCAAATCTAGCACCTTGCGTTGGTCCACTTTCAAAACCACCGGGATGTGGTGTATTCCATGGTTTACCTGTTACGATATTTTTAACAGTACCATAACCGGGCATCCCTCTAAGTGGATTCCAACTACCTTTATCTATTCCTTGGGTAAGTTGTCTATTAGACCACTCATTACTGAGACTAAACTTTGGTTCACCTACTCTACCTTGATTATACCAACTACCTAAATCTCCTCCGGGTGATACCATGTTAGCTATAGTAAGACCTTGGAACGCCTTAGCTCCATCTGTAGCACTAAATATATTACTTAAATTTGCTGTTTTCTCTGATAAATCTTGTTGTTTAGTATATGCTAATTGCTTTTGTAAATTAGCAAAGGCTTTATCTGATTCACCTTGAGATAAATGCTCAGTAAATCCAGAGTAATTATTTGCTCGTTGTTCTGCTCTTGTTGTAGCAGCTGCCTTACCAGCAGCAGTATAACTAGGTGCAGAGTATCCTTTCTCTGCAACCATTGATTTATACTTAGCCTCTCCATGTGTACTTTTATACGATCTAGATGCTGCAGAATTAGGATCACCTAAATTACCACCTGTATATGAACCACCAAAAGCACTCGTACCACGATAGCCAGCCTTATATGCTTGCTGTGCTGTCATGCCTCTAGTAGCAGCAGCACTTGCAGCTGCAGCAGCTTGACCAGCTGGTGTTTGAGATGCTTTATAAGAAGCATAGCTTGCAGCAGATGCTGCTTGTCTAGCCCTCATTTGAGAGGCTCTTGTTGACCTCCCGACTTGTCCTCCTTTGTTTCCTCCTTTTCCTCCTTTTCCTCCCATTAATCTCCTCCTTTAGGATGTACGTGTTTAGTTACAATGGAATGGGAGTGTTCCCAACCATGAAGAGTTACCATTTTCTTAGCTAATCCTTTACGACACCAAGCACTCATGTAGTGACAACCATTGTCCAATGCCAGTCCTATTAATGCTTGCTCGAATAGATCAGACCATTTATCATAACCTTCCCAATTTTTCATACCCCAACTTAAGATGAATAAATTTTTCTTCTGTGGATGTATTAAAAATTCAGCAACTATAGCACCTTGTATTCCTTCATCATCATGACCTACTAATAGGATAAAACTATCACTCATCAATCCTTCTAATAAGTCTGTAGATAATATCTCTCCATTATTATATTCAAGAGGCTTATCTATGAATGGTTTAACTAAGTGCCATACTTGCGGTAAGTTATATGGATGTACTATATCAACTCTCATTTGAGATCCTGCTCCTGTACCATTCGACCACGGAACGTTGTCCTGATTTGTACATGATAGCAGGTAACTCTTCTTTTGGGTGGGGGTTTACTTGTGGGAATCTCTCCTCCATTTCTAGGAGGAGGGACTCAGGGTTTGGGCCAAGTAATGGCTCAAGCGTATTTGGGTAGATTGACATTGCTATGCTCGAAAAAAGCTGGCATGCGGGCTGATTTTGTGTCAGAAAGTTCGGGTGCCTTACCTTCATACATTAATCGGTCACTAGCATCCAGCCAAAAATTTTTGTCCAAATATTTATCGGTCGTATTTATACCTAGTGGTTGCATTATCCAGTTAATAGTGGCCTTCCTAAGTTTATCCAAAGAAGGAGAAGCAGAAAGATCCAACTCTGTACATACAAGAGAATTACATCCCACATGGATTTGCTCGTCTCTTGAGATATCTGCTGATACTGTACGAAGAGCAGCATCCCCATTAAAACGAAAGAAAGGGAGTAGAACAAAGAATATAGCTCTTTCTGCGACAAGTGCTTTAAGAAGACAATGATCAGGGTGTGATATCCATGCATCTCTTAACTTAATCGCCTCCTCTTCTGACTGTGAATCTGTTCCATTGACCTCGGCTATATACCCCAAGGCAATATCATGTTTAATCTCGTCTTGTACGTTTGATTCAAGGAGCTGCCTAGCAAGTGATGGTACTTCTTTTTTAAGTGCTTCACGAATAAATTCTCCAACTGGCAGCTCCATATGACGTATTGCGAGAGCACGTTTAACGGTTTCTT